GTACTTTTAAATAAAAATCAAAAAAATTTTGAAAATCATTTTGAAAAAACGTCTTTTTTAGAAAAAAACGCCCCCTGTCCAATCTTTACTTTTTTGAAAATTTGACATTTTAATACTTTTAGTACATATTTTAGAGATACTTTTTAATTATTTTTTATATAAATCTTTAAAAAGTAAAAATCACTAAAATATGATAAAAAATAAAATAATTTAAAAAAAAAATAGAATAAAAAAACGTTATCTCTAATTTATGGGTCTAAATTTTTTAAAAATACAGTTTAAAAAGTTATCAGGTAAAAACCTCCCGATGCCTTAAAAACTAATCTTAAGATGTATATAAATAAATTGTATTTTAAATACTTGTACCGATAATTTAGAGATATAATATAAAATATTGTTAAAGACTAATCTTGAATTATTGAATAAATTAAATCTAAGATAATCTTTTTAATGTAAATATAAATAAAATAGTATAAAATGAATCGATAAAAATGTGTATAATTTAAAATAATTATATAAAAATCTTTTAAATCCGTTTATTTAAAAATAATAAAATAATAGGTTAATATAATAAACGATGAGTACTTTATTATGTAAATTATGTAATACTAATTTTTCAACAAAATCTAATTATAATAGACATGCTAATAAAGAAGAATTATGTATAACAAAAAAAGAATTATATGAATTAATTAATAATAAGGATAAAATTATAGAACAACTAAGTGCGAATACAATCAGTGCTATTAACAATAATAGTGGAAATGTTGGTATTGGTGTTAATACATTTATAAATGTAAAAATTGAGATAAATCCTATAACAAAATTACAAATGAATCATATAGAAACTGATAAAATTAAACATATAATTGAAAAGATGGATGATGATAAAGAAATGGTTGGTTATAAAGAGAAATTTAACAATGATAAAGTAAATTTGTTATTATCAGATTATATAAAGGAAATGATATGTGATTCTGAACATCCGGAAAACCATGCTGTAAAATATATTAAAAAGAAACCACCTACATATAATGCTTTAATAGAAGACGCAGATGGGAATACTGTAACAGTAATTAAGGGATTAAAAGATACATGTGAATTGTTAACTGATCCTATATTAGATCAGTTAAAAGTTAAACTAAAAGAATTTATAACAAAATACAAAAAAGATACTGAGCCTGATTTTGATTTTATATTGTATGAGAATGCTATTAAAGAATTAAAAAAAGAATTAAATAAACAAAATGTTAAAAAAGCGTTGAGTTCAGTATTAAAGAACGACATTTTAAATAATATTCAAATGAAATTAAGTATACAACCAAAGGAAAATTAAGGCTTACGCACTCAATGACGACGTTTCGCCACGGTACATATTTTAATTTAAAATTATTTAATAATATATATTAAATGAATTTAGAAGAAGAAAACCAAAAATTAAAACTTGAAAATCAAGCGTTAAAAGAACATCTTAAAAAATATACTAATCCTAAATATAATAAAACATACTATGAAAAAAATAAAGAGAAAGTTTTAGAACAACAAAGAGCGTATAAAAAAGAAAAGTATCATAATGATAAAAAGAAAAAAGCTGAAGCCAAAGCTGAAGGTACATGTTTAAATCGCGTTTAATTTAAAAATAACTTTTATCTTAATACAATAAGAAATGAAATATTCTTGTAAATTATGTAGTCAAATATTTTCAACAAAATCTAATTATAATAGACATATTAATAAAGAAGAACTATGTATAAATAAAAAACAATTAAACGAATTTATAATTTTACAAAATACAAGTATTGATGAATTAAATGTTTTAGTAGAAGATCAAAATAAAATTATACAAGAACAAATTGTTCAAGAATTCGTTCAAGAATTTGTTGAAGAACCAGTTGAACAAGAACTTAAATTTGACGGCATCTTTCAAGGCAGAGAAAAAGAAATACGTATAACACCTGATAAAATGATTTCAGTATTTGATTTTATAAAGGTTGTTAGTGGTCAAACTCAACCTAGGAAAACATGGTTAGATATAAAAAAAACTCATAAAGATGAGGTTGTTACTTTTTGTAACGACTTCAAATTTGAAGGTTCTGGTCAAAGATTAACACCGGTTGTGAATGTTCAAGGAATGGTTAAATTATTATTTTTGTTACCTGGTGAAATGGCAAAACAATTCAGAAGTAAATCTGCAGAAGTAATGATACGTTATTTAGGTGGTGATCAAGAACTTGTAAATCAACTTTATTGTGAACTTATACAAGAACCTATACAAGAACTTATACAAGAACCTATACAAGAACCTATACAAGAACTTATACAAGAACCAGTTGAACCTATTCAAGAGTTAGCATTTGATGGCATCTTCCAAGGACGTGAACATGAAATACGTATCACTTCTAATAAACAAGTTTCAGTATTTGACTTTATCAAAGTTGTTGGTGGTCAAGCGAATCCACGTAAAACATGGGCTGATATTTTAAAAAATCATAAAGAAGAGGTTGTAACTTTTTGTTACAACCTAAAATTCCCAGGAATAGGTCAAAAACTAACACCTGTTGTGAATGTTCAAGGTATGGTTAAATTATTATTTTTGTTACCTGGAGAAACAGCAAAACAATTTAGAAGTAAGTCAGCTGAAGTAATGATACGTTATTTAGGTGGAGACATTACACTTATTGATGAAATTAAAGCGATCGACCAAGAACATATAGTTAATCCAAATAACATAGCTCAAGTATTTAGAGAAGAAGTTGTTCAACAACAAAAATTACTTTTTAATCAAGATCAAATAAATACAAGTAAAAGATTAATAAATTATTATGGTGATAAAAGAGATATATTTTATATGTTTTCATTTAAGTATTTAGAAGAATGGTATGTTAAATATGGTATGGTTGGAGAAGTAAGAGATTTTTATGAACGAGTAAAACAACATATATCAGAATTTGAAGAGATATGTTTTCATAATGTATTGCAGTGTTCAAATATAAATAAAGTTGAATCGGATTTTAAAGAAACAGCTTTAGTTTCAATGAATAAAGTAAAAATTCCGAAAAAATATGGTGGAAATCATACGGAAATAATAAAATTAAGTGAAATAGTAACAACGGAAGTGATAAGAGAAGAGATGTATAAAGTGGCTGGAAATAGAATGATAGATCCGCCACCTAGATATACATATACTCAGCAAATAGAAAATAGCGATTCTGAAAAAACAAAACAAATAGAGTATCAAGAAGTAACGAAACAAATAGAATGTCAAGAAGTAACGAAACAAATAGAATGTCAAGAATTAACAAAACAAAAAGAAATAGAAACTGATCAAGAACGAGAGCGTACGAAACAAAAAGAAATAGAATTAGAAATTAAAAGAATGGAATTTGAAATAATGAAATTACAAATGTCAAAAGGAATTATAATTCCGTCGTAAAACTAAAGTAAACTTTAGTTTACTTTTAGGGGCGTGGAAGCCCCATAATTATTTTTTTAATATAAACAATGGAAGATTTTTTGAATATTTTGAAATAAAAGAATTGGAATTAAATTTTATTAATGGTTGCACTGATTTAAATTCGAATTTATTACCACCAATATAAGTTATAATAGTTCCATCTGCAGCTGCTTTTAAAATGAAAAAGAATTTATATAAAAAATCCAAGATTAAAGTTCTAATGGACATATTATTATTATTAGTAAATATTATAAATAAATAATTTTTACTTTAAAATTGCGTTTAAAAGTTAAAATAGATTTTTTAATGTGGTGTTTGTATTTAAAAATATTTTTTAATACAATATATAATGAGAATAAAAAAGGAAGATACTGGACGTAAACCAATAAATTCTAAAAAAAAATATGTAAAATCTAAAAATTATAATTCTATAATGAAAATTCATGATGATAAAATGGAAGAATTTTCTAAAGAAAATTTAAATAAAATTATAAAAGGACATGAAGATGAAATTAAAAAAAATTTAGAATCTATAGAAATAATAAATAGAGAAGAAGCTATAAAAAAAATAAATAATACAAGGTATTATAATATGGAATCTAGTATAAAAATTAGAAAACTATTAGATAGAAATATTTTTCTACAAAAAGAAATAAAATACATGTTATCGGGGGATATGATTACAGATTATATATTACGGACGTGTCAATTAATTACTGATTATATGAAATTAGAAGAATCAGAGAGAGAACTTATTAATAAAAATGAATTGGAACAAATAGATGATATAGAAGAAAAATTAAATGAAATTAATTTTTCCAAAAATAATATTACAGATGATTATATGAAAATAGTAGATCCTAGTTATACTTCAAGAAGAAATATGTTTAGTATAAAAGATAGTATATGCGATAATTGTAAAATTGTATTAGATATATCTGATGGTTTTGCTTCTTGTAATAATTGTGGTGCTACAAAACAATGTTTACAACAAGCTACTGAATTAAGTTATAAAGAACAACAAGAAATGGATTATAGACCACAATTTACTTATCAAAAGGAAACACACCTCGACGAGTGGTTGAGACGCTTTACAGCAAAAGAACATAAAAATATTCCACAGGAAGTATTAGATAAAGTTATTATGGAAGCTCATAAAGAAAGAATTCAAGATCTTAAAACTTTAACAGAAGATAAAGTCAAGAAATATTTAAAGAAACTAGATTTAAATGATTATTATGACAATGTTATTTCAATTATCAATAGAATTAATAATAGACCTCCATTTGTATTGACTCAAGAAATAGAAACAAAAATAAAAACAATGTTTCAACAAATTCAAGCACCTTTTGAAAAATATAAAACAAGTAAAAGGAAAAATATGATTAGTTACAGTTATATTTTACATCAATTTTTCCAAATTTTAGATTTACCAGAATTTTCTAAATATTTTAGTTTACTTAAAAGTGCTGATAAGTTAAGACAAAACGATGAAATATTTAAAAAGATAATTGAAGAAATGGCTAAAACAGACCACAAAACTAATTGGCGCTTTCATCCAACATGTTAAGTAGGCTTTCGCGCCAACATGACCAAACGAATGTGTAGATTTTAGTTTATGAAAACGATACATGCGTTTTAATTTAAAGATAAATTTCTTTTAATAATATTATAAAAAGAAATGACAGAACAATTAGATATAATAAAACTTATAGAAGAAAATCCTATTATAAAACTTACAAATGTATATCAATCAAAATTAATAAATAAAATAAAAAATAAATTTAATACAGAAGGACAAAGATTATTTGTGGCAAGTTTTTATTGTTTTTTAAATTATAAAAAAGAAGATTTTGTTATTAGTTTAAATAGTATATGGATATGGTTAGGATTTTCAAGTAAACATAAAGCCAAAGAATTACTTTTAAAATATTTTACAATAGAAATAGACTATAAAATTTTGCTTAATCAAAAAGTAAAGCAAACAGTTTTCAACCTTTCGGGTGAAAACCTACATGCTAAGGATTTAGGTGGAAGACCAGTAGAACAAATTTTAATGACAATTAAAACATTTAAAAAATTTAGTATGAAAGCAAATACTAAAAAAGCTTTACAAATTCACGAATATTTTATTAATTTAGAAGAAATATTACATGAAACTGTAGATGAAGAAACTAATGAATTAAGATTACAACTAGATAACACTCAATATCAATTAAAACAAAAACAAATAGAATTGGATAATGAAAAAAAGAATAAAAATTGGTTATTAAATAGAAGATATCAACATGAACCAGCAAAACAATGTATATATTTATATAAAGATGGTGATCAATTAAAAATTGGAAAGTCAGAAAAAGGTATAGCCGAAAGAGAAAAATATTATAGTGATATGTCAAAAACAGGTGAAATTCTTTATTTTCAAAATTGTTTAAATTGTAATTTAACAGAGAAAGTTTTACATCATATGCTTGATAAATATCGTATTATAAGAAATAGAGAATGGTTTAATTTTACAGAAGAATTAGCTATTCAAACAATAAAAAGTATAATTTATATAATGGATTCACAAATGGAAATTATTGATGAATTTATTCCTAAATTACATAATATATTAGAAATTCCAATTGAAAATAAAGTTGAAAATAAAGTTGAAATCAAAATCGAAGTTGATGATAAAATTAAAAACCCTCTTAATTTTGATTTATTTATTGAAGAATGTTGTGAAATAACTGAAGGGATTAATACACCTAAAACTTATATTAAAGATGCGCATCGTATTTGGTCAAAAAATTCAACAAAAGAGACTATATCTGCTTTAGATATTTATCTTAATAATAAGTTTAAAAGTACAACTATTATAGATGAAAATGGTATTTGTCGTAATGTGTTTAAAGATGTTAAATTAAAACTATTAATATATACAGTATCTAATAAAAACTTAGATTACGAACAATTTATAACAAATCAAATTTCAATTGGTGAAATAAAAGTTGATTGGAAAGCACGTATAACATATCTTGACTTTTTTAATTATTTTATAGAATGGAAACAAAAATACGAACCACATTATAAATTAAAACATTCATATAAGAAAGAAATTCAAGGTTATTTAGAACAAATATTTGCTGGTGGTAGAGTTTATGAATCGGGTGGTACAAAGACCAAACATCTTAGTGGTATATGGGGAGTTGGCGCTAAAAAAACAAACTTTGGTTTAAAAAATCCAGATAGGACAAATAAAAAAGTTGGACAATACACTATTGAAAATGTTTTAATTAAACAATGGGATTCACTTTCTATAGCAAGTAGAGATCTTAATATAAGAATTGCTACATTATCAAATTATGCTAGGTTTAAAACTATTAAAAATGGAATTTATTACAAATATGAAGACTAAATAAATATGTGAAAGTCAATGTTTTTGTTTTTTGATTAATCTTTTTTTTAAAAAAGATTGTGGTATTTAGCTTTTAAATGTTCAAAACCATTGGTGTGTAATGTATCTTCAATTGTTGATTTAACGTTATTAATTAAAAGTTTAATTTGATCAATATCGTCATTATATCCTCTAATTTCTTCTTCTAATAATAATTGATGTTTAATAGTTTCGTTTTCAAAATAGAAACCGTCAACTCTATCATTAATACTATTAACTTGTTCAGTCATATGTTTAATAAAATTATCTAGATTTTCATTTTGTTTGTCATTTTGTTTGTCGTTATTATTATTATTATTATTATTAACTGATGTAATTATATCATTTTTAATACTAATAAGAATATCTTGTAAACTAGTTCTTAAAGCAGTATCATTGTTTTTAATATTGTCATTTAATTCATCGATTTTAGTACGTAATCTTTCATCAAATTTAGCATGATTAGTAACTAAGCTAGTAAATAAACCAGTGATATTTTCTCTTAATTGTGGTTCAGTAAGTGGGGTTACAGGGATATTTTCATTTTGTTTTTTACAAATATCAGATAAAATAGTAGTTAATTCTTCTTTGTTTTTTTGATGTGTATCTTTAATAATTTTTACAATTTGTTCTAGTAAATTAACTCTTTCTTGCGAGCTCGACGAGTGAGGATCACTATTTTCTTTTGGAATTTTATCTAAAATATCGTTTTTCATGTGTTCAAATTTATGTTCAAAAAAACATTGTAAATCTTGATAAATTTTTGTTTCACGACGACTACAATCGCAACAACCGTCTAGATAAGTAACTGAATCCATTTTAGATTGTAAAGTATCTATTTTGTTTTCCATTGAATTAAATTTATTCATTAAATCTATTAACAAAGTATTTTTTCTAAAGAAAGCCATCTTGTTGTTATTATAAACCTTTGAAAAAAAACATTAATCTAAAACGCAAAGCACTTTTTTAATTTGTTTCTTAAACTTAAGAAACGGTAAAGTGCCGAAAATATTAAATAAATACTCTTAATTTTTTGGATACTTTTTTTAAAAAAAAATATTTCGTTTGATATTATTTATTTTTTTAATAAGTTAATATATAAAAATATTATGAGTAAAGACAAAAGTAAAGTTATTGATTATCTTAGTGAAGACATTGAGATTTCTGGACAAAAATATGCCTTAATTAGTATTGTTGGGCCTCATCTTCCTCAAAAATGTGATGTGTGGGGGCTTAAAGTGAGAGGAGTTGCTGATTCTGTAGAGGAAGCTAAACAAATGACAAAAAGAATAATGAAATTTGATAATATGTATGATATTTACACAGTATCTGTAGGAAAATTTTTTCCTCTCACTATTGAACCGTATGATGTTAAAGATGTTGAACATAATGATGAAAAATTAAATGAATTAATGAAGAGTTATCTTAAGAATAGAGAAGATGCTAATGAACATTATCATCAAAGAAAACAAGAGATGATGGAAAAGGCTATAAGAGAAGGAACTAAAGAAAGTCAAGCTGAATTAGCAGATAAACCAGAACATCCAATTGCTGTTTTACAAAGAAAACAAAGTTTTGAAGAAAAAGCAGCTGAATTAAGAGAACAATTAGTTACTCTTGAAAAAGATCTTGGGTTGACTGTTGAAAAATATTCTGGATATACAGAAGAAGAACGTGTAGCAGCAGAAGAAGAAGTAAGAAAAGTTCTTGAAAATGAAAAGTCTCAAAAAACTATAGAACCAAGTAATATTGTAGTTGAAGAGTCATTTTCTAATATTAGAGATGAAATTGCTAATGAATTAAAAACTGAAGCTGAAACTGAAGCTGAAATTGAACACCCATTAAAATCGGTATTAGAACAGTTAAATGTTGTTGAAACAGATATTAAAGAAGTATATGATACTTTAAGTGAAATTAATAAAGTCGATTCACCAAATGCTTTTGAAAGATTGTCTAATAAATTAGACACATTAGAAGCTAAAAGAGAAGAATTAAAATCAAAATTAAATGATAAAAAATTAGTTAATGAATTTGTAAATAAAGGATTTAGTGGAAGTGATCATGATTCTTTGTTTCAATAGGATTTGCGCGCTCCAACGACGCTAAATTAAATTAAATATTTAGTGTTTTAACCAATTTTTAAAACTTGAGTTTTAAAAATCTATAAAAGTTAACAAAAAAGTTAATTTAATTTAATAATAAAATTACTAAAAAAATATTTTATTAACTATAATTAAACAATGATTAAAGTTAAAAATGAAATTGATTTTAATTGTGCTGTACGAATAGCTATAAAATATCTTATTCAAGGTTTTGCTATAGCCGTTTTTGCATATTATGTACCATTAACATTTAAACAAACTCTTAGAAAACCAACATTTAATGAAGTGTTCTTAATTTCATTAACAGCAGCATTAACAATGTACATGCTTGATTATTATACAACATTAGGAACAATGCCAAAATGCTCTCATAAAAGTGTCTTAATTTAATTGGTCATTAAAACTGTTTATAATTCTTTTGGTTTAGTATGATATTGATTATTTTTATAAGCATCTTTATGAACATTCATCTCATATAATTTATATATATCTAATATAATATACACACTATTCCATTCTTGATCTGAAACTCTTTGATATCCTCTGCGATAAAGTATGCTATCAATTGGATCACGTGAATATTCGTCTTTAGAATAAGTAATATGTTCAATAATATTATTATTAAATGTTACTGTTTTTTTTTGTCGTATTTTTATATTCATATTCTTTTATTAATTTAATTAATAAAATAATTTTTAGATTTGAATTCAATTAATTTTTAACTAAAATAAGTAAAAATCCAAAACATGAACATATTATAAATAAAAATGCAAAAAATACTAATATCATTTGTGTAGTGTCTGCAGAACTTTTAACTGAACTATTTTTAGTTGGTGTATCTAATGACGATGCGGTAACAGATGTGTCTTTTGGTGTAACAACATTTGTGTCTTTTGGTGTAACAACATTTGTGTCTTTTGGTGTAACAACATTTGTGTCTTTTGGTGTAACAACATTTGTGTCTTTTGGTGTAACAGGTGTAACAGGTGTAACACCACAATCTTCTGATAATGGTGTATAGTTTATAACATAATAACAATCTTGTCCAAGAACACAATTAAAATCTTTTGAAAAAGGACTACATAATCCAGTTGTAGGATCTGAACCTATAGCACATGGTATCCATCCACTACTCATATTAATATTAATAAATAAATTAATTTATTAATAATAAGGTTTATTTTGGTTTTAATGTATTCATACATGATTTTGGATCATTACCAAACCAATTTGTACATTTTTTATATGTCATTGAACCAGCTTTACTATCACATATTTTTTTAGTATCTTCAAAAGTAGTTGTGTCACAACTACCGTTATTTGGGAATTTAGCGTATTGTGTAACACCATAGCATTCTTGTCCCCATTTACAATTAAAATCAGTTGAATAAGGACTGCAAGTTGTCTTTGATGGATCTGAACCTATAGCACATGGTATCCATCCGATAATTCCAGCTGGTTTATTAGGATCATCTAAGCATGATTTAACATCATTATTAGCCCAATTTGTACAACGTTGCCAAGTCATTTGCGAACCTTTGGAATCACATTGTTGTTTTGGCGCATCCCATATATTTTTACATTTAGATGAACTTTTATCAAATTGCGTAAATACATAACAATCTTGCCCTAGTTTACAACTATTGTTTGTTGTAAATGGACTACATGATGTAGTTGTAGGATCTGAACCTATAGCACATGACATATATCCCAATACATTTTTTGGGGTTTTTGTCGATGAACTACAACTACCAGGATCATTATTTCTCCAATCTGTACATTTTTGATATGTTACTTGATTTTGTTGAGTATCACAAATAGGACCCTTACCACCACCAAAAGTTGTCTTATCACATTCTTCTGATAATGGTGTATAGTTTGTAACATAGTAACAATCTTGTCCAATAACACAATTAAAATCTTTTGAAAAAGGACTACATAATCCAGTTGTAGGATCTGAACCTATAGCACATGGTATCCATCCACTACTCATATTAATATTAATAAATAAATAAATTAAATTAAATTAAATTAAATTGTAAAATTTATTTTGGTTTTAATGTATTAATACATGATTTTGGATCATTACCAAACCAATTTGTACATTTTTTATATGTCATTGAACCAGCTTTACTATCACATATTTTTTTAGTATCTTCAAAAGTAGTTGTGTCACAACTACCGTTATTTGGGAATTTAGCGTATTGTGTAACACCATAGCATTCTTGTCCCCATTTACAATTAAAATCAGTTGAATAAGGACTACAAGTTGTTTTTGTTGGGTCTGAACCTATAGCGCATGGTATCCATCCAATAATTTTAGATGGTTTATTTGGCGCATCTAAACATGATTTAACATCATTATTAGCCCAATTTGTACATTTTTGCCAAGACATTTGTGAACCTTGTGAATCGCATTTTTGTGTTATGTCTGACCAAGTTGGATTACAATTACCGTCATTTCTCAATCCTACTATCCACATACCACCTACACCTTTATTTTCTTTCCAAGCTTCATTAAAATTATGTTGTTTAACTTCATTGTTATTAAGTAACCAATCAGCAGCTTGATCCCAATCTAAGCCTTTTGCGTCTACTTTTCTAGCAAATCTTGTTCTACCATCGGTTTTACATCCATCGTTTACCCAATCACCATACCATCCAGGATTACAATTAGAATCATCTTGTATCCATTCAGCACCTACCCATTGCGAACCAGCTGGATTTATAACAGTACCATTGGGTTTATTTTTTTCACACCCCTTAACAACGTCGCCACTTGCCATCCATCCATTGGGCCAATTATTACATTTTTTAGAAACATTTCTTTTTCCTATACTTGTACATTGATTTGTATTAAGTGCTTCATTATAAATAAAACAATTACCGTCATCTCTATAACCTATTACCCACATACCACCAGCGCCTTTATTTTCTTTATTAGTTGTACTAAAATTATGTTGTTTTGTATCATTTACAATTAACCAATCGGCAGCTTGATCCCAGTTCATACCTTTAGCATCTACTTGTCTAGCAAATCGTTTTTGTCCATCAGCCTGACATCCATCATCATTCCAATTAGCACGAACCCATCCAGGATTACAATTAGCATTTGGAGACGTCCATTCAGCCCAGACTTCTGCTCCGAAAATTCTAGGTGTACTACCAGCTGGAGCATTCTTTTTACATCCATTAACGACATCTTGAGTAGCAGTCCAACCATTAGGCCAATTATTACATTTTTTACTCAAATTAATTTGACCAGGACCAATACATTGATTTGTATGTACACCTTCATTATAAATAAAACAATTTTTATCATCTCTTAATGCTACTATCCACATACCATTATTTCTTTCTTTCCAAACTTTACTAAAACCGTGTTGTTTAACTTCATTATTATTAATTAACCAATCAGCGGCTAGATCCCAATCCATACCTCTTGCGTCTACTTGACGTGACCATCTCATTTGACCATCAGCTTGACATCCATTTCTATTGCTCCAATCTCCAATCCAGCCTGGATTTACACATTTTAAACTAGCATCCCAAAAAGCACCAAAATTCCATTGATTTGTATCAATTCCAAGATATCCTTTTTGTTGACAATTTTGACGAGCTGCATCATTTCTATTCCAACCACCATTGATTTCTCGAGCTGATTCATCAGTAAATCGTCTACTCCAATCACCCGGAACACTGTTATCGCAACCAGCAGAAAATCTCCACCCACCTTTATCCCATGGACCACTTGTATTATAAAATCCATTGTCACTACACCATTTAACAGCTAATAATTTAGCTGTTTTTCCATTATCACCCCATTTCTTATTAGCATCTTCATCTCTATAAGCCGGACTTTCAGGCATTACTTTATTATTAATATATAATAATAAAAAAAATTTCTCATATAAAGTTCTGATTTAAAAAACGTCGTGTGGCGCGACCAAACAAAAGTAAAAAACAAATTTAAAAATTTACTTTAGTTTGTTTTTTAAGCCCATTATCCAATATATTGATATCTCATCCTTTGACTACTAGACACATCACCTAAACAGCCAGAATGATGTGATTGGTTAAAAATATCAACACAGTCATTACCACCATATTGTATAACATGTCCATTACGCCAAAATTGTTGTGTTATATCATCATTACATGTTTTCCAAGCCCAATTAACATTATTACTAGCATCTAAACAAGCATCAACTTGTTCATTATATAATTGACCAGTAACAGGTGAAACCCAAAATCGTTGATTTTTAGTTGATTTATTACAATTAGTAATTCCTAAACCTTTATTTTGACTGACGTCCCAGCAATTACTATCATCTATATCATAAGAATGTATTAAAAAAGGTCCAGTGAAACCTCTGGAATTAAGTTTATTAAATTTTATATCGCCACTTGAATTTATTCCACCATTTGTTATATTAATGTTACCATTATTAATATTTAATCCGTCTCTAGTTAAACTATTTTGTTTTTTAACATCTAATATTAAATTTGGACTGGCTACACCAGCAACTGCGTTGTCTGCTTTATTATAACCTGTATAATAACCACCAGTACCAGTTATAAACTGCGACGTGTCATTACCACCAATTGTTTTATCAACTAATAAATCACCATATACATTTAAACGATTTAATACACCAACTTGACTAGTTGTTTGATCTGCACTTTTATTACCTATAAGCATCAATTGTTTATATTTATCTATATCATTTGAAATTTCAGATGTTAAAGGATCACTAGAAGCTTGATAAATATTTGAAAAATTTAATTTTAAAGCATTTTTATAAACAGGGGCTTCCCAGGTATTTGATCCATCGAATCCCTTTTCGCCCTTTTCGCCACGTATTCCTTGTTCACCTGCTATTCCTTGATCACCTTTTGGTCCTAACGGACCTGTTTCTCCTGGTTTACCTTGACCCATCTTATAAACTTTACTTATATTATATAAATAAATAAATTTTCTTTATTCTTAAAATTATAAAATTATAAAATTTTAAAAGCACAAAATTAGTAAGCGTCGTTGGGGCTTGCGCGCCCAATTAGACATTTCGTTTTAAATTATACCATGGATTTTGACTTAATTGCTGGGTAATAAGATCTGAATTAAATCTATTATTTTGCGCACTTGGATCTTGTGAATTGAATGTATCTATTTGTGAATATAAATTATGTAAAGAAGTCTTTGTACTTGTACCTAGTAACATGCTATCAGGAATAATATTATTAATATTACCTACATTACGTTGACTTTGATTATTAACACGTTCTTTAAATAACATATTATCATTTGACTTAATTTCCCCAATTAAACCTTCACCTGCAGCTATTTTACCCATATGAGAGTTAGTTCCTCTAAATTCTTGACCAGGTGCTTTATAAACTAATTGTTCTTTATCAATTGTTATATTAGCATTAAAATATTGATCTCTATTTTCATTTTCATTTGTAAAAGCACTTGATCCCATATAATTTTCAGCATGAACAGCGTATCGAATTTTTTGTGGATCTTGAAATGCAGTATAATTCATTTGTTCTTTATTATATCCAGAAGCTTGATTCAAATGATTTTCATTTAAAGTAGTTTGTTTAATAGTAGCTCTGGCATCATAATTAGCTACAGCGTAACCCATACCATCATTTTTAGCAGCTGGTCTTGTATAATTATTATAAATTGTAGATTCTTTTTGAGTACTTTTTGGATCCCAGCTAGTTAAACCAGTATTATCTGCTCCTGAAATAACAATTGGACGATAATTAAGATTGGTATCTGATAATCCGACAACTGTTTCTTTAACGGTAACTTTTGCGTTGTCAAAATATTCCATAGGACCACCAACACCACTTTGTTGAATGTTAAGAATATGTTGTTGAGAAGTACTATTACGTTCAAGTTCAGTTAATTTTACAGATGAACGCCCGTAATCATTAACACGATTGGTTAAAGAACCGATATTTCTAGAATTATCAGAACGTAATTGTGTACGTCTAGCGTTTTGAATAACAGATGGTTTAAGTCCAGACATCTTTATTTATATTAATATATATAAAGAAAATAAATTATTTTTTATTTATCAAACTTTTTAAATTTAAAGTTAAATTTAAATTAGAATCAATGACAACTGTTTTCTATAGAAGAATTAAACCAATTAATATAATTGTAATAATTATTATTTTATGTATTGCAATAGTTATAATAATTACAAGTTTTTTTGTAGTTTATAATAATTCAAAAAATATTCTAATTAATTCACAAATTATACAAGTAGATGATCAATTAAATAATTTGAAAATTATATTAAAATTAGTTAGTCCTATTTTAGGTGTTGGTGTAGAATTTATGTCAAAGTTTTCTATATATAATTCTACTATAACAGATTATATCAAACTTTCAGGAATAAATGATTCTAGTATTACTGAATATATTACTGATATGAAGCCAATATATAATATAAGTAATATTGATAGATTTTTATTTGAAGAAAAATTATCAATAGTAACAGGTAAAAATTCTACAATTGTGGATATATTAAATGGTACAATAATTACAGCGCCTCAACGAGACTGGTATTGTCCAGTTATTTATACAAGTCCATTAAATAATAATACTTTTTGGATACCGGGTGTAGATGCGTGTAATGTACAATCATTTTCTACAGTTATACAAAAATTAGATAATACATCAGGTATTATATCATCTATACGAAAACAAGTAGTAACAAATTTAAATATTATAGATTTTGCTATAAATACACCAAATGGGTTTGTAGTAGCTATATTTAATCCAAATACAATATTTTTACCACTTAAAAATAACAATATAGATACAGTATTATATTATAATGATATAGAATTTTATAAAACATGTACAGAATGCAAACTAGATAAAAGATTGTTTAGATCAGTAAGTTCTGGAAGTGATGTATTATCATTTTATTTAATTTTTAATAATAATTATATTGATATTAATATATTTTATTTAATTTTAGTAGCTATTTTGTTTATTACAATATTATCTATAATATTTATAATCCAGATAAATATAAGTATTAATAAATACACTGATGCTAATGAAATGTTAGGATATGTTAATCATGAAATAAGAAATCCATTAAATTGTATTAAAGGCATGATTGAAGTTAGTCTTATGGATATTGAAAATTTAGGTAAAGATTCTTTACCTATGGTTGTTGAACATTTAAATATTTCAAGGAATATTGTTCAATTACTAAGTCATGTAGTTAATGATGTTTTAGATTATCAAAAATTAATTGATGGAAAAATGCTTATTATTAATTCTTCTATTAATATGATAGAATTTGAAGATATATTATTTAAAATAATATCACCTAAATTGTCGGAAAAACCACAGTTAAAATATTCATTCAATAATAATGGTATTCTATTTATTACAGCAGATGAAAGTCGTCTTATACAAATTCTACTTAATTTTTTAACGAATTCTATTAAATTTACCAATGAAGGATTTGTATCAATTACATTAGAAAAATATACAACTACAACTATAAATGATAGTTTAAAATTTTCAGTAAAAGATTCAGGTAGAGGAATATCACTTGAAGATACAAAACGAATATTTGAACCATATAAACAAACTGGGGTAATTGATTCATTAAGACACGGTGGTATAGGCCTTGGTTTATATTTATGTAAATCATTAATTCAATTAATGAATGGTAAAATTAATTTTGAAAGTGAATATGGTGTTGGTAGTACATTTTATATTATTATACCAAATATATCAAATATATCAAATATAAATTTAGACATATAAAATATATCAAATATAAAATAAGACATATAAAATATATCAAATATAAAATATATAAAATATATTAAATTAATTACTTATACTATAACTATAATGAAAAATATATTCAAAAATATATTCAAAAAAAAAATCACATATAATACACAACCTGTAACTATAATAAAACACGATGATGATGAAGATTATAATAAAATTCTTATAGTAGATGATGATAAAATCAATAGATATATATTAAACAGATATATTAAACAAATAAATCAAGATTTAATTATTGATGAAGCAATTAATGGATATGATGCTATAGATATGTCTGCTAAAATTAATTATAGATTTATTTTTATGGATATCAAAATGCCAAAAATAGATGGAATAGAAACAACTAAACTTATATTGAAAAATAAACCTAATGCTATTATATATGGTATTACTGGTCAAATTGAATCTAGTTCAGTTATAAAATGTATTAATGCAGGTATGAAAAAATGCATAGCAAAACCAGTTGATAAGAAAAATATACAAGATTTATTTAATTTATAAAGATTTATTTAATTATTCATAAGGACTTATGTTTTAATTTAATGCTACATTTTTAGCTTTGTAATATAAATATATTCCGAAAAAGTTTTTGGCAAATAAATCTAATGTATTAAACATATGATTTTTAGTAATTGGTTTATATACAGCTGCTACACCATACAAAGACCATATACCAAGTAAGAAATTAAAATATGTTTTTCCAATAGATGATTTAATAGCATATTCATAATAAATAGTATAAAATGTTATACCGAAAAATATAAATCCAAATATCAATGAAGTAAAATTATCTATAACTTTTGTTTCACCTAAATAACCAAATAATAACATTAAGAAATTACATATAGTTATTTTAATAATATTATCTTTATTATCATTAATAAATTCCCAAAATTTTAAAGGTTTATTGTTATTTGTTTCAATGTATTCTTCGTATTTTAGATATACAATAGTTGTTAATAACATTATAGGAGTAGAAATATACCAATCAAAATATCTAATACTAGCCATTGTATTAATAGATTCAGTTGATAAAGGTCGTAAAAAGTAAATGTAATAAAATAGTTCAATACATTGAACTAGTGTTTCAAGTTGTAATATTTCTTTTAATATAGCGTGTTTAGGTGGTAAATTAAAACTTATAGCTTGAATAAAAATAACACCAGAAATTATCTGAATTAAAATACTTAAATCAGTTGAATATTTAACACTAATCATTTATTATATTATTATAATATAATAAATTTACAAATTTTTTTTTACTTTGATAAACAACATAAACTTAAGCTTATTAGTTTAATTGATCAGAGTTATCTAATACAGCGCGTTGCATAGTTCCAGAAACTCTTGATTGTTCTTGACCATAATATTCAAAATGGTGTCTACTAGTTGGTTGCATGTTTGAAAAATTTTGATCAGATATTCCTGCTACAACGGCCCCGGGACCAGTAAAGAATCGATCCTTACCTAATTCAAATGTAGTATCAGGTGAAGTTTTAGTAATACTTCCGATTATACCTCTATCATTACGAACACCTTTACCTGCATTAATTTTAGCTTCATATGAAATCTGAGGTTTGTTGGCTACACGTAATTGATCAATTGTTTTTTCAGTAAGTTGAGCTGTGGTAACAGGATTATCAATAGTAAATGCTATAGGTGCAGCAATACGTTCTTCATAAAATGGTTTTTCACTTTGTTTATATCTACTTGGTATAAATCTAGACATATCAACATTTTCAGTAAAGGCTGGTGTTTTAGTTGTGCCATTAACGCCATATTCAGGTCTATTATCGAATCTTTGTGGAGCTTCTTCTTTATGAAAGAAATGACTAGTATTTCCAGTATAATTATCTAGTAATGATTCATTTGTAAATTGTTCAACATTTTGTTTTACACTACCACCAAAAAAGGGTACTTGGTTATTATGTTCTCTTTCAATAGGTAATCCTGTTAATATACTTAACTCTTGATTACTAGTTTGACCAACTCCAAAATTTGTAAATTCAGAATTAGTAATAACAGAGTCAAGATTCAATAATGGTTTAAACATAGGTCTATCTGGTAAATCGGGTTGTTTACCTGTATTAATGTCACTACGTCTATTAATAGCGTCAATTTGAGCTAATTGTTTCCAAGAAGGTTCTTTAATATTATTAGTAGGATCAACACCTGTACTTGAATAACTATTATAAATTGGTGGTAATACAGCTGATACACTTGGTATAGCTGATTCATTATATTTATGATGTGATAATTTAAATACTTCATTATCAGCAGCCTCAAACATTTTTGAACTATATATATTTGAAGAAACTGGTTTTTCATTACTTGGCATACTATTAGGAGCTGGATCTCTTTCAGCTATGTTTCTAATCATTTCAGTACGTTCTGAATAATTTTTTTGAGAAAAATAATAGCCTAAGCCACCGACTAAACCAATGATTGCGATACTTTCCATCTTATCTTTATTATAATAATATAATATAAAAATATTTTAAATTAAACTTTTAATTCAAAGTAAATTGGGCTTTCTCGCCCAAACGACAAAACTTATTAAATCAAACGCGTAAAATGTAATTTTGGTCCCGAAGGACCTATTTTTGTTTTTATAATTTTTTATTTTTTTTGTTATTTTTTATTAATTAACCCAACCAATTAGCTTTGAAATAATATTTGAATTTAAGCTATTGACTTTTTGAATTACAGCATCAAATGTTACAATGATATTTTTCTTCTTATAATCAGCATGTAATTGCCTTAAAGTTCGAAACAATGTATTTTCTTCTGTAACTATCACAGAATGCTTCACATGACTCTCGAAATACAACTTATGAACACGTTTGTATAAATTATTCATACAATGTTTAATCATAGCAAACAACATTTGATTTTCTGGATATTCTTTTTCAAGAATAGCCAACTTTTCAGGTTCATTTAAGAGTTCAAGATATCTTGTTCTAATTTTTGGAACATTACCACGAATTTCTTTTATATTACCATAATTTTGATAGTCGTACTGATACAATGTCCATTTGTTATTAGTTTCATCAAAAAACTTTAGAATAACACCACGTTTATCATGAATATAATAATCATCAAGTGGATAATGAATACCAGAAGTAATATCGATTTGTTTAGTTCTACGAATACAACGTTTTGGATTTTCATTATAAAAATAATTAGTAAAACTTTCTTCTTGAGTTTGATTGTGTACAGAATTAATAAAGATCAAATTATTATAACGATGATTAACAACAATTCTGTTTTCACGATGAAGAAGAATAAATGAATAAGTACAATTGATATTTAAATCAGATACATTATAACCAGATTTATCAAAAATTTCCCAAAACATATCATCAAAAGTCTTTTCAGAACTCCAGTAACTTTTTCTAGCATCAATACATTTTGTAGTAGCAGTATACCAATTACTACGATTATTTACACCCAAACCGGTATTTCGATTGTAAAGACGTATAACTGTACCATCTTCGCAATATTCCATTCGTACTTTTGGATGTTGAATTTTCAAGTTTTCAATAGTTTCCATTTGATTAATAGCATTTGAATTTGAAATGTTGTTAAATTTATTCAAACACATACAAACAATTTTATTAGTTTCCTTTTCAAGAATAAGACCATTACATTCAATTTGTAAAGGTGTAACTTGTTCATTTGATACTAAAAGATACAAATCTGACAATTCATTTTCACCGTTTTCATTAGAAACGTGCTGCTTTTTTACTTCACGTACTTCAACACCTGATTCTTCAAAAATTGATTTTAGATTCTCATAGTCTAGATGACTATTTTGAGAAATAATAGATTGAATATTATTAATAAAAATTTTAGATGACATTTGTGAGTTGAACAAGATAATTTTATAATATGTTAAAAAATAAAATTATTCAATTTTTTTTAATTAATACTTTTAAAAAGTATAAAAAGTATAAAAAGTATAAAAAGTATAAAGTTAAAATTTGATAAATCTATCAATTGAATTATTATTTGTTACAATAATACTGTTTGTATTAGTAATTCTCTTTTTCGCTTCTTCAATTTGTTTTTCTGTACGTTCTGTATTATTTTGATGATTTTGTTGATATAAACTTTTACTCTTGTTTTGATTAAAAAACAATGTATTTACATCTTTTATTTTTTGTAAATCAACTTCTTCAGCATAATCTCTAGATACATATAATGGGTAATTAATCATTTTATAAATTTTACTTTCTTTAGTTGAATTTCTAAATTCTTCAATTGATAATTCTCCTCCGAACATTTTTAATGTAGATCTATGTGGTGCTTCCTTTAAAGGTGTACTAATAAAAGAAGTGATTGAATTAATATAGTTTTCTTTTAATTTTACATCAACTTGGTTATTCTCATCAAAAATTTCAGATAGATTAGGACTAGTAGATGATAAATTTTTTAAAGAATCAGTATTACCACCTGGTAATTTTCCTGTTAATTTTTTATACATAAATGTAATTAAAGAAGTAGTTCTATGTGTTCCGAATGTATTATTGTCTGATTTTTTATATGCTAATAAACAAGAAAATCCACAAAAAATACCTTTTACTCTAAATTTATTAGTTTTAGAGTTATAATCAACAGGTATTCCTACTGGAACTGTATCAAAATGGTGACAACACCACCAACAGCAAACGTCAGTTTTATCTAACCAATTTTCACTTTCAACAAAAACTTTTAATACTTTGAAAAATCCTTGTTTTCTTGTATCATTTTCAGAATTTACTTTTACTTTTACTTTATTTGATTTTATTTTTTTTTCCATATTATTTAATAATCTTGATATTAACGTGTCATCTTGATGAAGATTTTGTAATTTTTCCATTAAACTATTATCTTGTTTTAATCTAATTGCTAATCTTTTTTCATATAATTCTTCTACATCTAATTGATTTTCATTTGATTGTTCAATATAATCATATAATATGTCATTATCATTATCATTATCTTCTTGTTCATGATTCACAGCTGATGTTACGTTATTGTCATTAATATTAGTATGTAAATTTTCATTACCTTCAGGGACTGTATCAATATCCCATATAACTTTTCCGTCTTTATTTATTTTAGGTATAGAACTAATATATTCATTTTTAAGAACATCATATGTAATTTGTTTTTTAAGATCATTATTATCTTCTTTGATATTTAAATGTAAAATAGATTTATCATTATCATGAATACTTGCTGTTAAGGGCATTTTTTTTCTAATAGTTGAACTAAAATATTTTAAAGCAGCTTTTCTTCCTCTCTTTTTTTTAATTTTAGGTTCTTCTTCCACTTTTTCTTTCTTCTTTTTTCCTCTTTTTTTTTTTTCAACTTCTTCTGCCGGTTTGATATCCGGGAGAGGATTTTTTCTTGGACGACCCTTTTTCTTTTTAATTTCAATTGTTACATTTCCAGTTTCTTTTTTAACTTCTATATAATTTTCTACCTCCTGTTTTTTACTTTTTTCAAGTTTAGTTGACATATTAATATATTATAAACCAAGTTTAATCTTTTTCAATTTTTATTTACTTTTAATTTAAGTTGACTTTTAAAAAACTTTATAAGTGAATTTGTTAGTGGGCTTTCGCGCCCACACGACGATTAAATATATTATTAAGTTAATTTTTAAAAAATTATTTAAAAATTAAAATTAATTAAGTTTAAATGAATAATATTTTAGATAAAGATTCACAAATAGAATTACTTAAAAATGAAGTTAAAGAATTAAAAGAGTCAAATAATAAATTACAAGAACGTCTTTCTAAATATACAAATCCAAAAAGAGTGAAAGATTGGCAAGATCAAAATAAAGATTCTATTAAAGAATATCAAAAAGAATATCAAAAAAAATATTATCAAAATAAAAAAAATCAAGATTAGTTCGTTTTAAATTGAATTTTATTCTAATTACGTAAATTAGAATAAATGAATACATTGAAAGAAGTACAAGATTATTTTAAAGCAAATCAATGTGAATTATTAGAAAATCAATATATAAATAGTTCTACTAAAATGAAATATCGTTGTAAATGTAATAATACTTTTTATATTACTTTTAAATATTTTAAGAGAATTAAAGGATGTAGAAAATGTATGGGTAAATCTAGATTTTTAACTTTTGATTTTGTTCAAAAATATTTTATACAAGAAAAATGTAAATTACTTGAAACAGAGTATATAAATGCTAAAACTAAAATGAAATATAAATGTAAATGTGGTAACGAATCAATTATAGACTGGAATAGTTTTCAACAAGGTAGTAGATGTAAGAAATGTAGTGGTAGTGAAAAATTAACATTGAAATTTATCAAAAATTATTTTATAAAACAAGGATGTAAATTACTTGAATCTAAATATATAAATGCTAAAACTAAAATGAAATATAAATGCAAATGTGATAATGAATCTTTAATTACATGGAGTCATTTTAATCAAGGTAAAAGGTGTAGAAAATGTAGTGGTACTGAAAAACATACATTTGAAAATGTTAAAAAGTATTTTGAAGAACAAGGATGTAAATTATTAGAAACAGAATATGTAAATAATGTTACTAAAATGAAATATATATGTGTATGTAAAAGAGAATACAAAACGGATTTTCATCATTTTCAAAAAGGTGTTAGATGCATGGAATGTGGTATAGATAAGCAACAAAAGAATTCTGTTCATTTTAAAGATTATATTTTTAATTCAGGTAAAGTAATAAGAATTCAGGGATACGAACATTTAGCTCTAGATGAATTAGTTAAAATTTATAAAGAAGAAGATATACTTACAGATAGAAATAATATGCCAAAAATTATGTATAAATTTAAAGGTAAAACATTAAGATATTATCCCGATATTTATATTAAATCTAAAAATTTAATAATAGAAGTTAAAAGTACATATACTTACAAAGTTTCTTTAATAAAAAATATGATTAAATCATTATCAACAAGAAAATTAAATCTTGATTTTGAATTTTGGGTTTATTATGATAAAAAACAAAACTTTAAAAAATTTATTGTGTGAATTTGTTAAATTTATTTTATTTGTATAATTATATATATAAAATGGCTGATGAAAATTGCCCAACGTTATTAGGAAGTCTCAATTTCCTAAAATTTCCTGATATTCCAAATTTGGATATTAATCAAAGTATTCAACCAAAAATCGATGATATTAATAACCAATTATCATCAATGTCAGATTTTTCTTCACAAGGTACATTAGTTGTACCAAGCGAATTAAGTGAAAATGATTCAAATACGGATGTTTCTAGTAAATTTTCTGATAGTAATTCAAAAGAAGTATCAATAGATGAAAATTCTTCAAGTGATCCATCCGAATCAGAACTAGAATCAAAATCCGAATCAGAATCTGAACCAGAATCAGAACTAGAATCAAAATCCGAACTAGAATCAAAATCCGAATCTGAACCTGAAGATGTATTTTATACACCAGTATCTTCTGAGTCTGAATTAAGCTCAATGTCAGAAGATGTGTCAGAAGATGCGTCAGTTAAACAATCTGGTGGTAAAAAGAATAAGAAATGGTAAATTTCAAACAACTGTCATATTTATACAGTTATGTAGTCTTTGTAAAAATTTATTACCATTACTTATGTGTAGTTTTTCCATATCACGAATAAATTCACCTACAATATTACCATCTTCATTAGAGTAAAATACTTTACGTATTCCTATTTTTTTAAGTTTATCTATACAGTGATTACATGGTCTAGAATTCTTTAAAGCGAAGTTTTTGTTAATTCTGATAACCAAAATATCTAAACCCTTTGCTGTCTTCTTGGGTATTTTTGAAAAAACACTAATTTCAGCATGAATAGTCCTAAAATGTGTTTGAATTTCATTTGAATCTTTCAATTTTATTTGAACTGTTTTAACAAATTGATTAACTCCAGCTGAATATATACGGTCACCGTCAATTAAAGCAGCAGCGTGTTTATAGTAAATATTAGATCCTGATGCAATTTTCTTCAACAAATTAATACAGTCAAAGAACTTATATTCATTATACACGTTTGTGCGATTTTGGGGTGAATCATGTATCATTCTAGTCATTTTAATATTTTATATTTAAATATTAAAATTCAATTAATTTTAATTTAACTTTTTAAAAAAAAAAGTTACAGTTAAAGTTTTATTTCAACTTCTTTTAATTCAATATTAAACCCGGCTTTAGTATCATCTTCCCATATATTTTTAAAATAAATAGTGATAGAATCAAAAGTAGAATCTTTTCTTGGTACTATAAAATCTCCAAGATTATGATGTATATGGTATTTACCCTTAGTATTAGGTAAATACGTTCTAATATAAATAAAATCACCTTTTTCAAAAAAGAATGGAGCTACATTTAAATTGGAGTAACTCATATTTTTATAAAGTTCTGATAAAGATGTATTAACATGTCTTAATAATGTTATTAAATTGGGATTTTCCCATCTATTAATAGAAAAAGACAAATTCTTTTTAGAAGGATCAACCCAAGTGACTTTTACATTAAAAAGTTTAATACCAATATTTGGAATAAAAAAATAATTTGAACCATTTTTACCTCTTTGAAATTTTTTCATTAAAGTCAAACTATTACTTTGAATAATATTATTTAATAATTCGGAATTTAATATTAAAATATCCATATACTATACTTTTTTAAAAAAAAAGTAAGCAAAAAACGTATAAATTAAGCAAAATGTATAAATTTTTAAAGTTTAACTTAATTCTTCTCTCACATCTTTTCTACATACACAGCATTTTGTACTATTTTTAGTTAACCATTCACGAATACAAGAATTATGATAAATATGATTACATTTTAAAGTAATTAATTTATCATTTAAAGTCATTGTTTCCATACATATAGGACAATCTCCTTTAATATCGGTTTCGTTCAAAATAACTGAATTTAATGTATTAAATTGTTCGTCAGTTAAAACAACTTTTCTGTCTTCTAGATTACTATAATCTTCTACAAAATTTATTTGATCTTCTAAAAATGTGCTAAATGTATCAAATATATCACCTATAAGATTTCCTATTTCGTTATTTGTATTAAAATTAGTTCTAGGCGTTGATCTAGGTGTAGGTGTAGGTGTTGATCTAGGTATTGATCTAGGTATTGATCTATGTGTAGGTGTAGGATTATTAAAACTATGTAATTCTAAATTTCTTCTCAATATATACATGTTTTGAACAACTCTTTCATGTAATTGAAAATTGACAAGTTCTTCATTACGATATTCTTCAAAAGGAATATTATTTATTTGTTCTATAAAATTATCAAAAATTTCATCAGTATTATTTGAAAATAATATATTAAGAAATTGTTCCATTCAATTCTTTATTAATATATTAATTAATAAAAAATTTTCATTTTATACTTGGTACTTTTTAAAAAAACTTTTAAAAAAACTTTTAAAAAAACTTTTAAAAAAAGTTTAATCAAAAAAAAATGTAAAAAACTTTTTAAAGTATTAAATTTTTGGTCACTTTTTTTAAAAAGTGTTAATTAAATGTTGTTTTTAAATTTCTTTTACCAAGAGTATTTTCATCACAATAATCAGGACTACAAATTAGATTTCCCGATAATGCGCTCTCAATAGTATTTTGGTCTTTATACATATGACGATATTGTAAAACAAAGTCTTTATCTTGATCTATTTTTTGTTTTATATCACCTTGTTGTTTTTCCAAGAACATTTGTTCTTGCATTTGAAAATTTTGTTTTGATGAACCCCCATCAGAATTTAAATTCATTTGTCTCATTTGAATTTGCAAGTTCATTTGTTCTTGTGCTTCTTTATCATTTAAAGGTATGACTTTACGTGAAGTAGTACCTTGAAAATCTTGAGGAACAGTTATTTGTTCATTTGGATTCTGTGGTGCTGAGAAAACTTGTTTATAGTCAGAATAATTAGTATCAAAATATCCTGACCCATTTTGACCAAATGAATCTCCTACTATCATAACGCCATTAAAAGAACTTACGTTAGCAAATCCACCAGAATCACCGGCGTTATAAGCATTAAATCCATCAGTAGTTTTAAAATAAACTCCGACATCTCTAGAAGCAGATAGTCCTTGAGTTTCTTGATTATATTCAAATGCTTTATTAAAATCAGTTGGATTAAATTTTTTAGAATCAAATAATTGCGTTGGTTTATATTCAAAATTATCATAATCTTTAAGATCTTTAAGTCGTTCATTAGAATAACCAAAATCATTAGGTGTTTGTACACGTGAACTTTCAAATTCTTTATTAAAATTATCTAATTCACTTGAATTATCAAGATTTTTAGTAGGGATATTACTATTTCTAGGTACATTTATTTCTTGTCTAGCGCTTGAATTAGAAAAACTAGATTTTTTACTTAAGATATAATCATAACAATCTACCAAAATTTTAAACCTTTGTTTTCTAGATTCTACTTTTACAGGATCTTTACGATCTTCAGGTGATAATTTATCAGGATGCCACATTTTAGCTTTTTTTCTAAAAGATTTATTTACTTTTTCTTCAGAATCTTCGGGAGTTACATCTAATATAAACATAGGGTCATATTGTACTCCATCTATTAAAATAGTTTCCATTGTTTTACATTAACACTATTTAAAAAAATTTATAAATAAACGTAAACTTTTAAAAAAAAGTTTAATCAAAATACTAGGCAAAAACTCGGATTTTGATTAAACTTTTTAAAAAAGTTTATTTAAAGTTAAAAAAATATAACGATTATAAAATATAAATGGCGTCAACTTATTTTGATATTTACATGAATCAACTTTTTTATACTTTAGGACAACTCACAGCTGTTTTAGTTAGTGGTGCTGTAGCAGTACCTATGGTAAGTTATTATAATGTTAGTAATTTTAAATTAAATTATCTTAATCCAAATTATTGGAGTAAAAGAACTGATAAAAGTAAACTTAATATGCGAGTAGATGGTGAATTATTTGTTGATGGTGATATACGTTGTTCAGGTGATGTGTTGGCATTCTGTAAAAGAACTGATAAAAGTAAACTTAATATGTGAGTAGATGGTGAATTATTTGTTGATGGTGATATACGTTGTTCAGGTGATGTGTTGGCATTCTGTAAAAGAGCGTAGCTTTGATTAAGTTTTGTTTTTAGATTTTCTTGTTTTTTTAATTGGAACATTTGTTTCTTCAATTAAAGGTTCTGTGTTAATAGTTTTAGTTTCAATGTCATTAACTATCTCGTATTCTTTTTCGATTTTTTTTATAATTTTAGTTTTCTTTTTAGTTTTCTTTGTTTCTTTTAAAGTCTCTGAAACTATGCTATGTTTTTCAGTATCATTAATTTCTAATTTCATTTGCGAATCTCGTTTTGCCCACGCGTCATTATTATGGTCTATATCATTTATATTTTCATATATTATTTCAAACATAACTTTGTTATTATAAATAAAGAAATTTATTTTAATATAAAAACTTAAATTTTTCAATTTTAAACTTTAAAAAAGTTTTATCAAATTTTTATTTTTTATATCTATAATTAATACTTTATCAAGTATCCAAAATCATAATCAGCTTTTCTCACAGATAAAGCTTTATTAAATTTTTAATTTATATTTTTAATAATTTTTTTAGGCTTTCTTTTTGGTTTTTCTTCTTCTTCTTTTATTTCAGTAATTTTTGATGTAGATGTTTTAAATTGGGATAAAATAATATTTTTTTCATCATTAGGTATATCTCTAATAAGGTCTTCTTTAAATGTTATAGTTTGTTTAAGTAAATTATTATCTTTGACGTAATCTAAAAATGGACCTTCAGAATAACTCTTGCTTTGTTGAATCAATTTTCTACCAACAGCAGTAACAATACTTCCGAGTTCTTTTAAAATCAAGTTTCCTTGACTTCTCCCTAAGAATCCGTAACAACTGTTCAAACTAACTTTTACAGCTTGTTGAGTTTGATTAAGGATATCTTCTAATAATTTATCACCGTCTTCAGCTGCTTTTGCCATACCTCTTTTTACTCTTTTTCTTTCAGCATAAAGTTCTTCTAATAAAGCTGGTAATACACCTTGATTAATTTTTACTCCGGTTTCTGGATCAACGTGTGGTTGTACAATAACATAATTATAACTAACATCTTTTTTTTGATATTTTTCTTCAGGTAATCTAATATTTTTTAATGGGTCATGAACTCTACAAAAGTATATTTGTGTATCTAGAGCAGGATCTTCTCCATCAATTAAATTTAATGTATTTGAAAATATTTTTAATTCTTTTTCTCTTGATTTAATTTTAAGTTTCATTTTTTTAATATCATCTTGATTTTCCAATGTAATAAATTCCATTTCTAATTTTTCTAATTCTAATTTCATATTATCTAATTGACTTCTTTTTGTAACTTCAAAAAAAGCTTGTTTACCACAAACTTGATCTTTACCTTTACCACTTTTACCTACACCTTCGCACATATGTTTCAATGTATATTCAATACGGTCATCCCATTTAATTCTTTCATAAGTTGTACCATCAATCGTGTAAATACCTTCTTCATCAGGTAATTCTTTTGGAATAAATTCAGGATCTCTAATAAAAGCAGAATAACATAAATTTCTACTAATCATAATAGTTGGATATAAACTAGCAAAATCTAAAACAGCAATATTATCTTTTTGATAATAACCGCACATTGGATCTAAAACCGTTGCTCCAGTAAAACTTGTATCACTAAGATCATCACAACTACTTAAACAACTAATTTGACGTTCTTTGATACCAATCTTTTCGTAATTAAATTTTGAAGTAAATTTTTCAACTTCAAGTAATTCAACATTGCTCATAACTATAAAATTACTTTCATCAATAATTTCGGATATTTTTCCATTTATTTGAATTAATTTACCGTAACTATTTTTATTTCTTCCACAATTAATTTTAATATAATCACCAACATTTTCTAATTCAAGTGTATGATTTGTACAATTAACAAGTAATGGAAAACTATCTTCATTAAAATTTGTATGAGGTACAAGATAACCCATTTGCCTAGCTTTACGTAACATTTGAGAAAATACTTTAATAGTTTGTCCTCTTGTGGTTAAAAAACCGATAGGTACAAAAGTTACATTTGCTAATTGAATAATTGTAATTAAAACGAGTTGTTTATCAACTAATTTTTGTAAAAGTTCAGTATCTTGCAAGCAATATAATCCAATTTTTTTTATCTGTTCTGGTATACCATCTTCATAAAATTTGAAAATTTCTTTTACAGTAACTTCATTTTTTCCTTCTTTCAAAATTTCATTTGCTATAAAGTCAAGTTTGTAACTTGGGTATTTTTTCATACCACGTTTATAATGAATCAAAAGATCATAATTTAATCTACCAGGAATATAAAATCTTAGATAATCATTATCACCATACGCACTTGAACTAAATATTTCTTTTTTGACAGAAACTGGTATACTAGATATTCTACTCAAATTAACTTTTAAATAATCATCTAAATTATATAATTTTGCTCTTTCATATACATACATACAATCGAAAGTATCGCCGTTATAAGTATACATAATATCAGGATCCATATTACTCATTAAATCAATCCATCTTTTAATAAGTTCTTTTTCTGTTTTACATTCCTCTACTATCACATTTGGTTCATCTATAATCGCACATCTCTTAAGTGTAAGGAGATGTTTAACTAAAGTATTTTTTTCTGCGTAATACTTAAATGTACTTGCTATCTGATAAATAACATTGGGAAATGTTATCACCCCATTTTTTACAACTTTTCGATTTGGATCAGGAAACGTACCATCAAATGAATATGTTTCAATATCCCAACTCGCTTGAAGAAAATTAGCAATTGCTTGTTTTTCTTTTAAACTTATAATGTCTTTCCAAAATATATTTACATGTATTTGTGATGTAACTTGTTCATTAACATTCGTATATTTATCCCTTGGTAATTTTATCCAACCAGCCATAAGAATTTCTTTAATATGACAAAATCTCATAAATGGTTCAACATTACTTTCATATAATTTGTATTTTTCCGGCGTTTTATTTATTCCAGGAATAACAACTGGATTCTTGAATATATATTTACTTTTATTCATAGAAATATGATTACTAAATACTAGTTTTACAAATCTATATTCTTTATTATTTTTATAACCAAATATATCTTTTCTTTTAATCAAAGCGCATTCTTTTTCTAATAAACACGGACTATAATATTCATTACACCATTCACTGTCAACTTTTTTACTCATTTGAAATTGACCTTTTATATATTTAATAAAAGCTGGCAAATGTTTTGCTTTATTAAATGTATCACTTACTTTTATGTAATAATATGGAGTAAACCCATTAATTTCACAAACAACAGATACACCTTTTTCATTAACACCAAAACATCTCATAGTATATTTCGATTTTTCATGCGGATTTTCTTCTTCATCATCTTCTATTTCATCTTTTACTTCATCTTGACAATGCCATTCTATAATTTGAAATTCTAAATCATCTTGAGTGTTTTTTATATGATCATTTTTAATATAATTTTTTTTATAAAATTTATCAATTAAACTAAAGTTTACTTTTGTTTTATCAATTAAACTAAAGTTTACTTTTGTTTTATCAATTAAACTAAAGTTTACTTTTGTTTTATCAATTAAATTTGCTTTGTCCATTTCCATCTTATTAATTATAATATTAATATATTTTATTTCAATTTTTTTGAAACGCTTTAAATTTTTTTTTAATTCATTATAATATTGTAAACATGTTACCTTATGATATAATATTTAAAATATTTTTTTATATAGATGATTATGATACTATACTCAGTTATTATCTTTTAAACAAATACTTTTACTATAATTATATGAAATGTTACACTATTAGTTATAAACATCGCTTTAGAATCATTTTTAAGGATATATTTTCATTTTTAAGTCTATTACCATCTCTTAAACCAAAAGACGATGATATACATATATTAATGAGTATTAGTTCTATGTGTATAGATCCAAGAAATAGAAAGTGTATTTGTAATGATTATATCTTTGTATATAAAATGTATAAATCTCTTATTTACTCAGAATCATTTAGAAGACTTGGTGTTAATATAGCTGATGATCTTACTAATTTAATTTTAATACAAGGTACAACTCATATAGACTTACATTCAAAAGTACTTTTTAATAAAGAATTAAAAAATAAAATAAAAGTAATACTTCCTAAAGAAGCAAGAATATTAGCATTAAATAGAAGTGTTCCTGAATTGTATTTAAGAAACGTGTTTAATAGATTATTAGACCAAGACCAATTTGAATTATTAGAAATATTAGAAATAGCACTTTAATCAGAATAACCATTTGGTCCTAGGTTATCACCTTCTGTTTCTTTGATTTCTTGTACATCTAAAGGTTCTTTTTCAGTTTCAGTAAATGAAATTTCAACATGTGTTGGAATGTTATTTTCATTTGTTTTTGTTTCATAATTAGCATGGTAACCTAAACTTGCCATATATTTATTAAGTAAATCATATTGTTCTTTATTTATATTTCCTGGATTAACAGTAGATCCAAATAAAGTACCCATTCCATTTAAATATACATTAATAAGAATATCATAAATATTTACATTAACATTATTAGGATCATTTGGATCTAAACGTAAATTTAAAGTATTTGGTTCTTTTGGTTCAGATGTAAAAATCATATTAATCGTTTTAAAACAATCACTCATTTATACTAACATATTAATATTTATTTTAAATTTGTACGAAATGTTAAAAAAATAATATATATATGTTAATAATAATATGAAGTGTAAAGAAGAAAATTGTTGTAATATTTATAAGATTTAATCCTGATAAATATATAAATGAAATAACATACGAACATTTATACTATGATATAATTACAATTTGATAATAAATTTTTTAATTATGAACTAATTTGTTGGGTACGAAAGCCCTTAAAGATCATCTGAATCTAAATCAGACATATAATTTTGATCTTCATTTTTAATAATTTTAAAAAAATAACCAAAAAAACGAACGATTATTTAATAATATGAATTTCAATTAACTTAACTCTAATATTTGAATTATTTAATTTAAAAATTATAATTATTATAATATAATATAAACACATTTGATATGCCTAAAAATAATAAAATTCCAGAAAGATTAGAAGATTGGTTTACGTTGGAGTTATTTGAAAAAATTTTTCCATATGCTGCTGCCAGTATTGTTTTTACACATGATAAAATCCCATTTTGGGACTATATTTCGTTTATAAATTCAATAAAATGGTTAAATTCTCATAAAGATAAAAGATTTCATAATTTTTGTAATAACAAAGATGGGGATAATTTAATTAATAAATACGAATTAGCTGCATTTCTTGCAAATACACATCAAGAAACAGGTGATCCAAGTATTAAAATACCATATCCATGGCTATGGCCCAGTATACCTAAAAGGAGTGGTCCTGAATATGATTTTGCAGGTGGAATGTTAGCTATTATGGAAGGTTGTTGTACTAGTATTACTCCACATGACAGAAACATATTATCACCTGTTAAAGGCGATTTAAATTCTGATGTTGTTTTAAGTTCAAATACAAGAACTCTTATTGGATTAAGAGATTATGAAAAATTAAATGCATGTGTAATTAATTTAAAACCAATTAATCAACCTAACTTTGGGTTAGGTGCTGGAACAGGTGGTGGTGCTGTTTTTCAAGATGGTTTAGTTGCTGTATCTGACGATGGTACATTATATGGTGATCAACCTGTAGGTAATGATAAAAATATAGTAAAACCCAGTAAAGAATGTATTAGAAGTGTTTCTGATAGAAAATATGCTGTATTAGGACCTTACGGACAATATGGTGGTAGAGGAGCTATTCAATTATCATATAATTTTAATTATAGTTGGATATCATTAGAATTATTTAACGATTATAGACTAGTTAGATTTCCTAATTTAATAACAACTACTGATCGTGTTAAATTTAATGATTTACCATATTATTTTGGATTTCCTGGTCCAAATAATGAAGGTAATAATCAGTTGCCACTTAATATAAGTTCTACAACCCCTCCAGCAAGAATGATGGCATATATAACTGCAATATGTTTTTGGATGCTACCTCGTTCTGGTAGAACCAGAAGTTGTCATGAATGTATGTTAGAACCAACAAAAATAGGAATTACAAGTGTTAATCTTATAGTAAATAATGATTCTGGATGCCAACTAGGAACATGGGCTTGGAATAAAAATATATATTATACAAGAATTTGTAAAATATTTAATATAAATCCAGTACCGACAATAATATGTCCGCCTTATATTAAATAAAATTAAAGATCATCGGAATCCAAATCTGACATGTAATCTTGATCTTCATTTTTAATAATTTTTCTTTCTTCATCTTCGTTTTTCTTTTTAATAATTTTATCAAGATACAACTTATTTAATAACTTTTGTTTATCCGTATCACTTTCAAAATTTAGATATTTCATTTTCAAGTTAGTATCCTTTATAAATGAGTCCATTGAATCAATGAACATACAAAGATAACTTAGTACTTCACTAATGTAAATATTATCAATAGGGATATCAGTTACTCTAATATTTTTATTATATTTTTCTACTAATTTTGATTCAGTAAATCCTGTAAGTAAAAGATATAACTGTATTTGAGTTAATTCGTAATCACGCACTGAACTAAAAAATCCCTTTGTTCTATTTTTAACTTCAATTATATATTTTTGTTCATTGCAGACACCGTCTAGTCGTCCGCCAATATACCAATCAATCGTATCAGTTGATTTAACTAAATACTTGTAATATTTTTGTGATATATCTAGTGTTACATTATATTTATTTTCAAAAATATCTATAGCAGACTGTTCTTTAAGAGTTCCGTGTGTTTTATTAATTAACGATTCTGTATTTTTTAATAATTCTACACGACGATCTTCTTTAATTTTACCTTCAGAAAACAATTTATCAATAGATTCATTAACAATTTTACGTTTATCTTTTGTATCAGTACTTTCACTAGCAATAGTTTCTTTAATGTTAGTAATTAAACCTTCTGAAGCAACAAAAATTTCTTTTTCTACTTTTTCAGTTTGACTAAGTGTTACATTTTCAACTTTTTTAACAAGTTTTTCATGTTCCTTTTTTGTTTCTTCAATCTTTTTCTCTACTTTTTTTACTTCTGAATTGAATTGTCTTTTAGTAATAACTTTATTAGTTAATTGATCTTCTAATGCAGATTTTTCTTTTTCAATAACTAAAAGTTTAAGTGATTCGTCAACAATATTATTCTTCAATATATTTAAACAATCATTATAATTTAGATCTGCTTTTTTAAATAATCTTTCAAATGGATCTATTACAGACCATTTATTTTGACCTATATAGCTTGCAGTATCACTAATATTTATAAAAACTTTTCTTTTAAACATAGTTCTTTATAATTATTTATTTATAAAGAATTTTTCAGTTTTTTTTAGAAACAATTTCAGCCCATGTTTTTTTAACTTGTTTTTCTTCAACTTTAACTTCAACTTCAACTTCTTTTTCTTCAATTTCGTCGTTGGGGCGCAAAAGCTTCTTCCAATTATTAAATTTAGTAACTAGTTCAGGATGTGTGTATTCGGGATGATTACCATGAATATTTATATCATTTATATTTTCATTAACAGTTAAATGTGAAAAAATTTTATCTAATCTTTCTTGGGAATCCGGCAATCCATCACATAGTTCACATGAACCAAAACCTCCTGTTACAGAAATAAACTTTTCAGAGTATTCATAAACTGCAAAAATACTACCTTGCCAATCTTCTTCACACCAATAAAAAGAAGTTTTTACAGGATTTTTAAATAATTTAGCATAAAAAGTTCTTGAACTATGAATTTTAGAAAGTTCTTTGATACCAATAAAATAATCATAAATTTTTTTTTTATACGGATCTGTTAAAAGATTAGTTTTTCGTTCTATAGTTTTTCGTTCTATAGTTTTTTGTTTAGGTGATTTTGGTGGTGGCTTAAATGATTCACTGTTTAAATTTTCTTTTAATATTTCTGCAAATGATTTACGTTCTGACATTTAATATAATTATTATTTATATTTATATTAAAAATTAAATTTTACCGCTTAGTCTTTTGATATAAAAATGTATGACCCAAAGGTCCTATTTACAATTAAAAAATTTATATTCTTTTAATTCACTATTTTCTTTTTTTTTGTATCTTACACATAATCTCTATTTATCGATGTTTCTAATTTTTCTTTGATAAATAATTCTTGTAAGAAAAATAAGTAAAAATTACTATAATGACTTTTTTGAGGAACATCTATTTTGTGTTTTAAAACATAATCTTTTGCTTGAAAATTAATACCCGATAACTCTTGAATAATTATTGTATCTAAACTTTTTTTACTAAAATCAATATTTAATTTTGATATAAATTCAATAAAAAGATCCCTATTAAAATTTTGTGTTTGACAATTTCTACTTGCCGATACATGTTTTGGATATTTTTCACAAAAATGTTTTACCACATTTTCACATACAGTTCTTTTATAATAATTATTTTCTTCAAGATAAAGTGTTGGTACACTGATACTCTTGTTTAAATTCTTAAAATCTTCAATAATTATTTTTTCATCAACATTACTATAAACTTGAATTAATAATTCCATATGAGAATCTGTTTCAAAACCGGCTAATAATCTATGAATACCGTCATAAATTTCAATTGTTTCTTCATTTTTCCAACCGTAAATAATTCCAGGAATTACATTCTTTTGTTTTTCAATAAAATAACTTTTGATGTCTTTAATTCTAACTGGATCATGTGGTCTATTTTTATTCCAATTTACACAATTATAATTTGTTTTTAAGTTATTTACTGTAGTTTTATATAATGTAATATTATTATTTTTAAAAACTGTATCGCCAATTTTTTTACTTGTTGAAAAGATACCCATTTATTTTTTTTTTAAATCAAATTTATTCAATTTATTTTATTAAATTTCTAAAACAGCTTTTGGGTTAAATTTAACAATCGATGTTGATTCTCCAAGATATCCAAAACAATTTGATAATAACTTTACACCGTGAGAATTATCACTAGTTCGTACTTCTAAATTAACATTACTATGACAATGCCCGTTGATGCTTGCTATAACATTTTTTGATTGAAAGATTTCAGGAATATATGTAGCATAACCACTTTCTAATGGACTATCAAGATAATGTCCTTGACAAAATGGATGAGTACCGTGATGTGTAATAATAAGACAACTAATATTTTCTTTAATTTCATCTAATATAAATTTTCTACTTGATTCAAACATTACCCTTGTCATTTCTGGTTTTAATTTTCTAAACATGTCTACTCCAAAGTCATTGACTACACGCTGAGCATATATTTTATAATAGTCATTTAAATTTCCAGCTGTAAAATCATCTATATTACTCCAAAGAGTACTTCCAATAATTTTTATATAATCATCTGTATGAAATTCTTGGTCCATAAACTTGGATATTTCATTTGTTTCTTTATTAAGATAAACAACATTGTTATTCATAAAATATACATTTTTAGGACAAATTTGTTTGACATATTCTTCTATTTCTGACATAATCTTTATTTCTGTCTTAGGTTTATGGTAAAATTCATGGTTTCCCATTGTCCAAAAAACATTTTTCCAATTTTGACTACAATAAGTCATAAATGCTTGATAAATAGGTGATTCTGGATAACCAATATCTCCTAATACACATATATTTTCACAATCCTGTAACTTTTTAATTCTTGAAAACACATTAGTATTTTTATGGTGTTCAAGATGAAGATCAGAAATATATTGAATTTTCATTTAGTCAATATATTCATAATTTATATTTTTATTTTCAATTTTAAACAAATAAGAATTTTACTCGTCACTCTGAACTGCAATTTGGTTTAAATATACTTTATATTCCATTTATTTAATATAATAAAATAAAATAATTCAATTTATTCATCAGATTGAACAGCAGTTCCTTCATCCATTTTATAATCACTTGGTTTTAATTTTTTGGTTCCATAACTTAAGAATTTGACATTTGTATAATCAATAGCATCATTTAATAAATCTTGATGATCATTTAAAACAATACGGAAAAATGCTAATAAAGTTTTAGCAAGAGATTCTAAATAAAAAGAACGATTGTATTTTAAATTATGGTTCTTAACATAAACTGGATCTTCACCTAACTCGTTTTTAGCTAAAGTACGATCTTCACTTTCAATAAATATAAATGGTATTCTATCATTAATACTTACTTGATCTTTACGTTTTAACATTTTAATAGCTAATTGTACATGAACTAAATTAAATCTATGAATACAATTAAATGGTTTTTTACACTTTTCACAATTAATAGAGTCCAATGTAGATTCTGCTCCGCAAATTTTACCTTTTTTATCTTTTTCTTCACATTTTAAATGTATCCATTCAGATTTCTTTTTACATAAAGCACAAGAATAACTTTTTGCTAACGTTTTTGAAGTAATAAGGTCACCAATATCTATTTGATAAGCATCTAATTGATCTATATATCTTTTATAAATTTCAACACCTTGCTGAGAACTCATTTCATTTCCTTCATCAACCATACAATCAATGATTTCTTTATAACAATCCTTAACAACTTTTGAAAAGTCTCTTCTGGTAATTGCGATACCGGAATTTGTAATAGTTTTTAGTTTAAATGGATCACGAGTATCTTCGTATTTTTTACCGATATAACGTTTTTTAGTTAATAAAATAAATGGTTGAAATACTTTTTCAAATTCAAGACAAATTGGATCACGTCCAAACATATTTGTAATATTATCACCACAAATACTTGCTAATTTAAAAGTATCTTGACGATTAAGATTAAAATCTTCACGATTGAATTTAAACTCTATAAAAATACTATCGGTATCACCATACACTACAAGTGTTTTTAACTCAACTTTGACTTCTGGATCTTTTTCATATTGTTTATCATTTAAAATAAGAGTATAATTTTTATTAACATAATCATATGAAATATCTATTTGATTATTTGGATATTTTTCTCTTAATAAACTATAAATTAATTCTGTTTCATTAATATTATTTGTTAAATACATTAATATTAATTAAAAATAAATAAAAATTCAATTTAATTTATTGGGTAAATTATTTTCAGTAATATAATAATTACGTGCTATCATTGCTTCTTCTTCGGTATCAAATAATTTTGTATTATTTTTATCATTATAATGTAATTGATATCTCCATTTTATGGAATGTTTATTTGTAATTTTAGTTATACCTATATATTGTGAACTACCAGCTTGTTTTTTTAAATTACAAGCATTAATATTTTTACTTACAATTCTTAGATTTTCTAGTCTATTATCTAATCTGTTATTATTAATATGATCTATAACAAAATTATCTGGTATTTTTTGTTTAAGAATATCTTCAAATATATATCTATGCATTCTTTTTTTAGAGGTAGTTTTACTACCTGTAGCATACCCACTATCATTTTTATGCCATGAAAATTTAATTAAATTTGTATATAAATTATCATCAAGAAGAACTTCACCTACTTTTTCTTTTTTATTATTAAATAATTCAATTACTGTTATATTGTTATTATTTCTTTTAATGGGTATTATATTAGTATTAGTATTTATAGATTTTAAATGAATTAAAGTTTGTTGTAAAGTGTCAAATACTCTTTGGTTATATTTAATATATTCTGTATGAAATAATAATAAATTACTAAAATAATTAATACGTTTAAATCTAATATCAAAACAATTAATTAAAGCTTGACAATATCTATATTTAGTAAAACTAAAACTTTTTTTAATTTTTTTTTTATTTTCTTGATACGAATATACTACATTTTTCTTAGTAAAATATAATTGACTGTTTATTATATATTTATCATATTTAATATAATATTTATTTTGAAATATCCAAATATTTTTTGGTAATGATTTATATATTTTATTAACATATGGTTTAAAATCTTTTAGATATTTTTCATCAATTATATTTAAATTATTTAAAAATTTAAGTTCTATACACCATAAATTATATTGGTAAGCAGCATGATGTTCATTTTGATAGTAAGCATTTAAAGTTTCATTTCCTGTATTTTTTTGGCTACGATACGTTTTAGTTTTTTCGCTATATGAAACACCCATGAATTTAGATGATTTATTTATAGCTTTTGATAAATTATGATTATTTTCAGAAAATGTACATATTTTTAAATTATTTACTTGGTTATTAGATGGATTATTATCTAAATGATCAATAACTTTATTTTTAATATCTTTTTTACATAAAACAGATAAAATATATCTATGTAAATAAATAGTTTTACCATCAACTCTTCCTGAAAAATATTTATTACTTTTACACCAAGAATATTTTTTTAATTCTTTGTAGTACATATTATCTACAAGGCATATATCTTTAATTTCTTTATTTTTATTTTTTATTAGTAATATTCCTATTTTTTCAACAAATGTTTTATCAGTTAAAGTTAATTTATATTCTTTGTCGTTATCATTATACTCAATTTCAATTTGGCGGCCTGGGTAGCGTTCTCTTAATAAACTATATACTAATTCAGTTTCGTTTACGTTATTTGTTTTAAATTCCATCTTATTTATTAATCTTTAAAAATTATTTAAATTTCAATTTTTAACAAAACTTTTAGAAAAAGTTTAATCAAAAATATGTAAGTTTAAAAATATTAATTTATATGATAATATAAATTAAGATGATTACACTTTGCGTCGACCCAGGTTTGAGGAACTTGTCTTTTTGTATAATGAATTCAGATTATAATATTTTATTATGGGATACATTTAATATATTAGATGGGGATGATTATCATTGTGAATCGTCGTTTAAAAATGGTAAGATGTGTGGTAGAAAATGTTGTATGAAATATCAAAATCAAAACAAAGAAAATGTGTATACTTGTAAAACACATTTCCCAAAAGAAATTAAGAAAACAAAACTTAATGATTTCAAAAAAAAAAGTATTGATGATTATCTTTTACAAGATATAGCACTTACATTTGTACAAAGATTACAAGAAATATATAATCAAAATCCTGTATTTAAAACTCTAACTAATATTCTGATAGAATTGCAGCCAAAGTGTAATCCTAAAATGTTATTTGTAAGTCATATACTTTATGGTAAATTTGTTGAATTATATAAAAATACTATTCCTATTAGATTTGTAAGAGCATCTCAAAAATTACGTGCTTATACTGGGCCTCCTATTGAATGTAAATTAAAGGGTAAATATGCTCAAAGGAAATGGTTAAGTATAAAATATATACAATGGTTTTTAGAAAATAAATTTTCAAAAGAACAACGAGATAAATGGTTGCCGTTTTTTGAAGGTAAAAGTGTTAAAGCAGATATGGGAGACACGGGGTTGATGTGTATTAATGCTATTACCGGTATACCAAAAAAACAAATTACAAATAAAAAAGGAAAATGTATAAAATAATACGTTTAAAATTAGTTGGTGTTGTAAAAAATTTAGAGGACAAGTATTTGCCAGTGGATATAAATGGTCTTATCATTCATAATTAGTAACTAACTATTCATCTTCAGAATCTTCTTCGGCTTCAGATACTCTTCATATTTGTTTTCATCAATCTAGTTTATAAAACTTCATTTGAATATTCATCATCAGAAAATTCAGGTAATTTAAAGTTGTAACCGTCCAGGTTGTTTAATGGTAGTAAAAATATAACAAAATTCAAACCAATCTTGATAATTAATCTTTAATTTCTTGTATGTTTTAATACTTTGATTTTTAAGAAAATTATTAAGAACAAATAGTGTGGTGTTAATTTCATTACGATATTCCTGTTGAAAATAATCAAATTGACGATTAGATGCTAAAATATAACACCCTTGATATTGTGAAAATCTGTGATCAATAATAAAATTAAAAAGATCGTGATAATCCATGTCATCAATAAACCAAATAAATCTATTTTTAAGGTCGTAATATAAATTATGAATTTTTTCTGATTCGTTAAATTCAAATTGGTCGATTGAATTATGGTTGTCAGAACAATCTGAGTTATTGTCACTCATTTAATTTCTTTTTGCGTTTTGCGTTTTGTTGTTATTTATTTTAATTTAACTTTAAATAATGGAATTAATTTTTTAGGGATTTTTATTAATAATTTATTTTTTTTTTAATTCAAAAAAATAAATTTATTTTATTATCATATATTAAAACAATGAACATCGTGGAAACAATTCAAAAAAACGACATTCTTAAAGTTCTCTTAATCTTAGCCGGCGTTTACCTTTTCATGACTTATTATTACAAAGAAACATTAGAAAACGTTGGTGAAACAACTATTAAAGTTGAATCAGCTGCAGATACCAAAGTACCAGTTACACAAGCTGCACCTGGATCATTAGCTGTAGGAGCACCAATGATGTCTGCTAAACAACAAGAAGTAGCTTCTGTGGTTGCTGGTTCAACTCAACTAACTACTTCAGATCTTTTACCTAAGTATGATGATGCTTCTGATTTCGCTAAACAAAATCCAGTATCAAAGATCTTACAGGAACAAAATTTTCTTCAAGCCGGTTATCATATCGGAATTAATACTACCATTCAATCTAACAAAATCCCATATTTGGATATTAGGAGTATGCCTCCTATCCCCAAACAAGAAGCTGGACCATGGAACCAATCTACTTTCGAAGAACCTGTAGGAGCAAAAAGACGCCACTTTGAAATTGGCTCGTAGGCTGTTAACTCATATAAAAAATTTCCGACTTTAAATGTATATTTTTACAAATTTTACGTTTTATTTCAAATTTTAATTTAAAGATAAATTAAAATACATATTAAATGCAAAGTCAAAGATTAGATATTGTAGAATTAATTGAACAAAATCCTATTACAAAATTGTCAAAGAATTATCAAGGAAAATTCATTCAAAAAATACAAGAGAATTTCACAGATTTACAACAAAAGTTAATTGTAGCAAGTTTTTTTTGTTATCTTAATTATAATTCTAAAACAGATTTTGTTATTGATTTTGATAGTATTTGGAAATGGTTAGGATTTTCAAGAAAAGATCCAGCTAAAGTTGTATTATTAAAACACTTTATACTAGATATTGATTATAAAATAGTTCTCCAGCAACCTCTGGAAAACCCTAACACTCATATAAATGTAGGGGGTAGACCAAAAGAGAAAATTTTAATGAATATTAATACATTCAAGAAACTATGTTTAAAAAGTGACACTAAAAAAGCGGATGAAATACATGATTATTTTATAAAATTAGAAGAAATAACACAAATGTGTATAACAGAAGAATCAAATGATTTAAGATTACAATTAGAAAATAAAGAATCTGAAAAGATTTTAGAAAAACATAATCTATTATTAACAAGATATGCTCAATCTGGTTCTTTAGTATATTTTATAAAAGTTAAATCTTATGAAAATGGCAATTTTATTCTTAGAATAGGACATTCTACTATTGGATTAGACCCAAGATTTAAAAAACATAAAACAAAATATGAAGAAGCTATTATATTAGAATGTTTTAAAGTTGATAAATCATTAGAATTTGAATCATTTATACATAATTATATGAATAATTCACTTGTAGTAGATTTAATCGGGCATATAGGTGAAAAAGAAATATTTTTAATAAAAAGTCAAAATGAATATAATAAATTAATTAGTTTAGTAAAAGATAATATTAAGAAATTTAATAAGACTGATTCTGTTGAAATATCTGATTTACAAAATGAAATTAATAAATTAGAAAATAATAACAAAAATATTTTTGTGCCTGAACAATTTGATAAAAAATTGTTAAATCAAATTATTGATAATCAAACAAAAATGTTACAATTAATTAGTAATATAAGTGAAACTCAAAATAAATTAGAAAATACATTAATTACAATAATTAAAAATTCAAATACAAGAACCTCACAAGAATACAATACTGTAATAAAACCATTACAAGGACCCAAAGTAATTCAAATTAATTCAGACACTTTAAAAATACATAAAGTTTATAATACAATAATAGAACTTTTGAATACAGATATTCATATTACTAGAAATTCTTTAAAAAGAGCAGTTGAAAAAAAGAGTATATATAGAAATTATAGATGGATGTTTATAAATAGAGATTCTGATATAAAAGAAATAGTTATAGAACCTACGAATGTAAATGAAAATATAAAATGTATAGGATATATTGCTAAATTAAATGACAATAAAACAGAAATTACTAATGTATATATTTCTATGCAAGAAGCTGTAAAAGCAAATGGTAAAATTCATCGAAATAGTCAATATTATATTTTATATGAACAATGTGATAATATTCTTAAAGAAAATTTTGAAAAAATAAATGGGAAAGCATTATTATATCAAAACGGACTAGGACAATTTGATGATAAAGATAAATTAATTAAAGACTTTGCTTCTAAAGAAGATTGTTTTAGAAAATTAAATATAAGTAGAGCATTATTAAATAAATTGATTAAAGAAAATACTATTCATAATGGTTTTATTTATAAATATATAGGTAAAAAAACACAAATTAAAAATTGAATTTAAAAAAGTTAGTTAATATTTAACAGCAATATGAGTAAACAAAATTTAAAAGAACAAAATGAACAACTCTTAAAAGAAGTGGCTACATTAAGAGAGCAAATAAAACATTTAAATGAAAATACAATAGTTCAAAGTATGAATGATATGAAAGAACAATATGAACAATTAAAACGAGAATCAGTACCAGGTGAAATGTATGAAGAAATAGTATTTGAAAAAAAGAGATTATTAAAACTAATGAATACCATTGAAATGATTAATAGCTTAAATATACGAAAAATATTCAATACATCACATTTTATAAAAAGATTTAATGAAATGAACAATACAGAAAATCAACTATCAGAACATTTTATGAATATATGCGATAGAGATCTTCAAGATATAACAAAAAATGCTAGATTAATTGACGAGTTTATTACTGATAATGAAGAAGATGGATGTTCATGTCATGAACATTAAAAAGTATCATAAAAAAACAGTTGCTCTATTTCACTGACATTAATTGACAGTGAAATAATTACATGCTAATTTATCAAATAAAACTTGATTTTTTAAATATAAAAATAAAAATAATTTTGTATTAACGTGCTAATAAATTAAAGAACTAAATTTCAGAATGTCCGATAGATATATATCACTGACAGCGAAGCTTACGATGACATTTGGTTTTCGCGCCGCTAAAGATCACTTCTATGTATGTAGTTTGTACGTTTATAAACGTACTCTCCTTGTATATTTATCACACAAGCTAACTTGAATTTTATTAGCTTTGTTTTAGCTTTAATAAATGCCTTTTGGTGTATTAAACCAAAATTACAATTTTAATTTTTTCAAGTAAATTAAAAACAAAATTTTAATTTATTATGATATTATATAAAATGTTTAGTGTATTAAAATATCTTTATTACGGATCAGAAAAAGTAGAATCACAAATGGTTAAAGATGTTGAAAAAGTTATAGATAATGAACCTGAAATTATAGATAATGAACCTAAAATTATAGATAACGAACCTGAAATTATAGATTCTTATATATCATCACCAGCAGCACCAGTACCACTATCATTAACACAATTAATTATTAAACCTAGAATTGAATCTATTAGTGAAAGTTCTTTTAAAATTTTTAATATTGAAACATTAAATAGTTCATTAACTGAAACTATATTAAAAAAATTAAAAAACGATAAGCCTTTTACTATAAAAAATACTATAGTTTACCTTGTTGTAAAGAAAAGTACAGGAGAACCATTAGGTGTATATGATTCATTGGATAAAGCAAAAGAACAAGGTCAAAAGGCAACTTATCATAATTGTCAAGTTATAGAATATCGTATTAACGAACCATGTAAATATCTAAAGAATCCTATATTTGAAAATAAATAATTTTTTTTTTGCTGACTTTTTTTTAAAAAGTCTTATTCTTTACCTACATTGGGTGATTTTTAGGTAAACTACATTTCTTTGCTCTCGGATCACATCGTGCTCGTTGAGATTCATATTTATCTAGAACTTCTTGAAAAGAAGGTGTCGGAATAGTCATAAAATTTTCCTCTTTAAATACTTTTACTCTTTTATAATATTCATCTTTTGTGATTTCATTAGTATATACCATTGCTTTTAATTTACCTTTTTCTTCATTATAACATACGTGTTCGGATTTTATAAGTTTTTTATTAACTTTGTCTTTCATTTGATATAACCAATACATTAATTCAATTCTACCAATAAGATATGGTTCAATTGGTAATTCTTCTAAAAATCCTTTGAAAGAATTTCTACAAAAAATACATGGCATCATAATACTTAAACTAGTTAATGTACATTTAAAAGCTTGTTTAATTTCAAGATCATCTGATGTATTAATTCTAACAGGATATCTTCCTAAAATTGAAACAAATAAACTGTCCCATAATCGGCTTCCCCAAAATCGTGTGGCCATCCCTGAACCACTATTATACTTACTATAATCTATATTTTCTGGTAATTTTACACTCATATAATATATATAAATAATTTAAAAAAATGAATTATATTAACAATTTAAATAAATAAACTTACGGTTTTAAGTCAAGTTAGTATTTGTATAAGGACACCATTTTACAAGATGTGTTTTAGAACATCTAATAGCACTCCCTGAATTTAAAGCATCTAATATTACCATACAAGTATCACTACCCTTTTGAGAATCTCTAATTGTACCAATATACCCTTTGTATACATTTAATATACTATTTTCAAGTCTAACAACTTTAATTGTTTCACCTTTTCTAAATTCGATTTCTTCTAAATTAAATAAAGGTGTACCTTGCCCGCTAACACAATCAGTGTTAAGAGTATTTTCTTTAAGTTTACCTCTATCATTTATAACTGTTTTTTTATCAAGGTCGTCTTCGATTTTACATTCATCAACAATTCTTTCTTTAGATTTTGATTTAATCTCAATATTAGGTGTTTCAACTTTAGGTGGCTCTATAGTTTCATCAACTTTAGGTTTATTTTTTAATAATGAAAAAAAGTCCATCTTATTTAAAATTAAAAGAAAATTACTTTTAAATAAACAATGATTTTAGAAATTTGTTGTATTGTGATAACTTCTTTATTTATATATCAGCATAAAATGTTGATACTAAAACAAATGATAAATATGATGTATTTTATATTAATAAAATGTATAGATTGTTATAGTTATTTAGCTATGAAAATAATGAAACATTTGCCATCTTTTATATTTATGAAAACATTTACTTATAGATCTTCTGTTAATGATCAAGGTTATTATGATTTAGATTTAGATTTTGATATAACAGAATATAAATGTAATTTTAATCAACGATTTTACATGGTAAGATTTGTAAATTTAGATGATAAAAAAGATCGTATGTATAATTTTACAAGGAATATAGATAAAAAAATAGAAGATAGAAATTTAATATTTCATTCAAGTATCCAGAAAAACGGAGAGTTTATTAAAGATGTAACTGAAAAATTACGATCATTTTTTCATTACATTAATGTTGAAAATGAGATATCAAGTAAAGAATTTATTTATAAATTACGATCAAGTAATATGTGGAAATATATAAAAATAAATATTGGATTAGATGAAGAACATCAATTATTAATATCATTAAATGATTCTAATTTAACAGATATTTTAATTGAATAAATTTTACAACAAATTGACAAGGTTAATTTCAACCCTAGCCGCGTAAACGCGTATTTACTTGTTCACGCTGAAGGCATTAATATTGTATAATATTAGTGTGAAAAATAATTGGCGAAGCTGTGAAAAATTCACTTTAGTGAATTTAGTTAGCGAACTTACTGAAGATGACTCGGGTTGATTAAAAATTTTGTACGTTATTAATAATAAAAAATTTTATTATTAAATATTAAATGGGCAAGGAATATAATATACTAATAACTTCGGGTGGTGCTGTAAAGGCGGTAGCATACGTAGGAGTTTTTAAAAAAATAGAAGAACTTATTAATGAAAGAAAAGTATTAGAACAAATGGAAGATTTCAAAGAATCAGAATGCAAAATACCAAAAATTAATATAAATACGATATGTGCAGTTAGTGCTGGTACTATATTTAGTTTAATATATTTGATAGGTTTTAATTATATAGAAATGTTTGAAGAAGTGTTAAAAAAGAATTTTGAACAATTAAAAAATATAAGAATAATGAATTTTGCTACTAAATATGGGTTAGATTCAGGTGAAAATTTTATAAATTGGTTAAAAGAATTAATGAAAAGAAAAGATTTTGATCCAGAAATAACATTAAAGAATTTTTATATAAAAACTAATGTAGATTTTCAAATAATGGCTACAAATTTAAATAAATATCGTTATAAAAAATTTAATTATATAGATACTCCTGATGTAAAAGTTTTAGATGCTATAAGAATGTCAATAAGTATTCCATTTGTATTTACTACAAATGAATATGAAGGTGATTTACATTGTGACGGGGGTTTGATTGATAATTACCCAATAAGTTTATTTAAGGATAATTTAGATAAAGTCTTGGGATTTAAATTAGTTAATCATGGTGAATTGGAAAGTCATAATGTAGATCATCCAATTGATGATATAGAGTCATTTATATACCATATATTAACTTGTTATGTTGTACAAAAAGAAAAACATACATCAAGAAATGAAGAATTTAAAAATTGTACAGTATATATTCATACGGAAAATATTACTCAAAGTGTTAATTTTGGATTAACAGCTCAAGAAAAACATAAATTAATAGAGATAGGATATCGTGTTACAAATGAATTTTTTAATAAATAAAAATCCATTCAAGATTCTTTCATCCTTAAACAATAAAATATTTGATTTATCAGTTAAAAACGTAAAAATATTTTATTTTCTAATATTAGAGGAATCATATGGATAATTATAATGTAATAAAACAGATAGGAAAAGGTGCTTTTTCTAATGTTCATTTATGTAAAAAAGATAAAGTTAAAAATAGTAGTTTATTAAGTAGTATTGATAGGTATATAGGTATAACTAATGAATATCCTAATGATTTATTTATTATTAAAGAGATTAATATTGATAATTTAGTAAGAAAATATATGAATAAATCTAGAGCAGAAATATTAAATAGAATTAATTCTCGTGATTCAGTGTCATTATCAAAGCAAGCAAGTGTTAATATAACTCCGTATAATAAAAGTGTATTTAATAAAGAAATTATGAAAAAATTAGATACTGAAGAAGAATATTATTATAAACGCTTAAAAGATCTTATAGATAGTGAAATTGAAATATTAAAGAAATTAAATCATAATAATATAATAAAGTATTTTTCTTCAAACATTGATATGTCAAATGGTAATCAAATTTATTGTATAAAAATGGAATATTGTAATTACGGAGATCTTTATACTGTATTAAAAGAACAATCAAAAGACAAAGTACTTTTATCAAATTTTAAATTAAGAAATACATTTGGAGGGTTTGAGGATAGTTTTATAAAAAAGTTTTTAAAAGATACTGTATCTGGGTTAAAATATTTACATGATCTTAATATTATTCATCGTGATATTAAATTACATAATGTCTTGATTAAAAATGAAATAGTAGGTAATGATTTTTTATTTAAATTAAGTGATTTTGGTTTTGCGTGCTTTGATATTGATACTGATTTAAATGAAAGTCTAAATATAAGTGATTTAGATTTTAGTGCTAGTGCTTTAAAAAAGAAATATTATAAATTATGTGGTACACCATATTATATGGCACCTGAAATTATATTAAATATTGAAGAATTTGATCAAATATCAACTCCTCAAAAAGTTAATGAAAAATTAAAACGTGGATTTTTAGATGAAAAAATGGTTAAATTTTATGATAAAAAAGTCGATTTATGGAGTTATGGTATATGTTTATACGAATTAATATTTAATACATTACCATTTTCAGGAATTTCTGATATACATGATCTTAAAAATTTTTTTTCAAGACCTACAACTCAATTAGATCTTCATAAAAAAATTGACAAGAAAAGTCTTATTGATCAAAATATGAAAACTATTTTAAAAGGTCTTTTAACTATTAATCCGTCTTTTAGAATTACAACAAATGAATTATATAATATTGTAACTAAAAGTTTAAATAGTTTAATTAATAATATTGATTCCGACATTGAAAGTGAATATAATATAATTACATCAAAAACAAACAGCCTTGAACTTAATGATGATCAACTTTCTAAAAATGTAGTATATGAACCTATTGATCTAAAAAAAGATGAAAAAGATGATGTAATGTTTTTAACATCATGGGATAAAATTAATAAAGCAAGTTCATTAATAATGAAAATAAGCGTTGATAATGCGTTTATGAAATGGTTAGTCAATAAAAAATAACACTTTTAACCAATTTTTAAAATTAAGTTTTAAAAATCTATAAAGTGAAAAAAATTATTTAACGAGATGATACAACAATAATGATAGCTATTATACATATAACAATTAATATACAAAATATCCACCAAAGCCATAAACCTGTTTTTTCTTGTTTTTTCTTTGCTGATACTAATTTGTTATCAGCATTTTCAACATTTATAACAACATGATCTATATTATCTTCTATATGGTCGAGAAGATACCCTTGTTCTTGAACAATTGTATTTAATGTTTTAAATATATCATGTATATCTAAAAGATCTCTTGTTATAGAATTAATATCTTGTTCTCTTTCATCAATTAATTCTTCAGTAACATCATGTTCATTTATTAAATGATACTCATACTCATACTCATACTCATACTCATACTCATACTCATACTCATACTCATACTCATACTCATAAGTATGTTCAGTCATTATTTACAGGTAAAATTACTATAAAGTTAATTTTAAACTCAACTTTTTTAAAAAAAGTTACTTTTAGTTTTTTGTTTAAACTTTTTTAAAAAAAGTTACTTTTAGTTTTTTGTTTAAACTTTTTTAAAAAAAGTTACTTTTTAGTTTTTTGTTTAAACTTTTTTTAAAAAGTTATAATAATAATAATAAGAAATGGATGTTACATCAACTGTAATAGCATTGTTAGTAATTGGTACTGTACATATATCAGCAATGTCTTTTGTAT